CCGCTCCCGCCAAAGTACTACTTGAGCCCGAAGACTGCCCAAGGAATATTACGGATGGCCGCGATGAGGAGAACGATCACAAAGCTGCCGGAGCCCTTGCGTCGAGCCTTGCAGGATTTGGCTTCTGTCCTGTGAAGGCGGACACTCTCCTCGCTAGGTACTCAAAGAGCCCCAGAACCGCCGGAACAGATGCCTCAGTGAGGAACGTGTTGGTGGATCATGTTGGGGCACGGAGGTTTACACCTTTGGAGTGTGAGCGACTGCAGGGCTTCCCAGACGGCTGGACCTGCCTCTGTGGATCCCTGGGCAACACAGCAACTTGCACATGTCCACATTCTCCCAGGTACAGGGCTTTAGGTAATGCGGTGGCGGTGCCGGTCGTTGCGTGGATAGCTAAGAGGATATTAGCACATTCACAAAAGGATGTGACTGCGGCGCCTTCCTCCATCTGACTGAAGTCTAGGGTTTCCGGCGCAGATCTTCTATGAATGAGTTGCTTGCAGAACGTCTGGCCGATTACGCTTGGGCCATCGCGGCTAATGATAAAAGCACCTTAGAGGCCTTCCGCAAGGTTGTCGAAGCAGGCGGAGGGTCATGGGAGGATGATGGCTACCAGATTACGCTGACCGGGCCGTCGGGCATCCGCGGGGGCTTCACCCCCGGCCATGAAGACCCCGTAACGGCTTGCGTAATGGTAAATTTCATGCTGTTTGGGCAATTCTGGGCGCAGGTACCTCCGGCAGCCAAGGCGCTGGAGGTCATCAACAAGCGCTGGGCAGCCCACGTGAAAGCGGAGAAAGAACGCCGTAAGGCCCAGCAGAATCCTTAAGAGGAATTTGAGTGGTGTCTATGAACAACAAGACTCGTAGCAAGACATTCTACATACCGATGCGCGTGATGAAATGGTCCTCAGTCATTGTCGAGTGGCCGACGGGCATCGCGAAGCTCAAGCAAGACCTAAGAGTGAATGATTCTGTCGGTTTTCTGCCGGTATATGAATCTGTTGCAGAACTGACGAAACACTGGGGCGGAGATGCCCCGTACATCACGGTGGAGGTGACCGACCCCGAGGAATAAACATGAGCAAGCAGGTTGATCAATACGACGCCGCAATGAGAGTGTTGCGCCGGGCCGGATTTGTAAGCCCGGACGATGTCCAGGCCGCGGTGCAACGCGCAATCGTGCAATCCGAACACCCGGCCTGGGTCCGGGCCAACTACATCCTGGCAAAACGCTATAGAATCCGCCTCGATGAATGTGTCCCGAATAAGCCTATGTGGCAGCTGGTGAAGGCCATAGGCGAGCTGACGGAAGATTCTGAGCTGCAAGCCATTGCCAGGGCGGCTCTCCTCGAGGAGGTAGAGCAACATGGCCCAGGTAAGCGTTGATGACATATTGCCACGTCTGCTGGGCGTGCGCAGGACTAGGTCCGGGTGGACGGCGAAATGCCCGGCCCACGACGACCAGCGCCAGAGCCTCTCGATAGGCGTTGGTGCAACTGGCAAGGTCCTGCTCAAATGCCACGCCGGCTGTTCGTTCCAAGAGATTCTAGGCGCTTTGGGCATTTCTGGCACGCCAAGCAGCAGTTGGGATGGCCTGCCTAAGGATGCCAACCGGCTTTGGGTGTACCGCTGGGCTGACGGCACACCAGCAATGGCCGTGGCTCGCTGGGATGGGCCAAATGGCAAAAAGATACGACCGTTCCGGCCGAGGAACGGCCGCTGGGAACCTGGCGCTCCAGCCAAGCGGCCATGTCTTCACTTGCAGGAGCTGCTGAAGGCTAAGGCTGATACCCCCATCTGGGTCGTGGAGGGCGAAAAGTGCGTCGACGCCTTGCGCGCCGCGGGCGCCCTCGCCACGACATCACCGGGGGGAGCCCAGGCCGCATCCAAAGCGGATTGGTCATGGGCCAAGGGCAGAGAGATTGTCCTTTGGCCCGACAACGACGAGGCCGGCCGCCGATATGCCGCAGATGTTGCACAGCTGTGCTATGAGGCCGGCGCCAAGCGTGTTCGCTGCCTCCCCGAGGGGGCGGTGCAACTACCCCCGGGTGGAGATGCAGCCGATTTGGCTACTGACCAGTTGCGTGATCTGTTGCCCATGCTCTTGCTAGCGGCTGCCGATGTGCCCGCCCCGCAGCAGCAGCCAGCGCAGCAGACCGTTCCTGAAAAACGCAAACCAACTGACGCCGACCTTGCGCGGAGCTGGCTGGCGGTGGCAGGCCCCGCGGTCTGGTCCGTGGGTAGCTGGTACGTATGGACCGGGCGAATCTGGCAGGAACAAGCGCGAGAACAGATCGATCAATCGATCCTGTTTCATGTGGAATCTATTTGCCGCGAGTTTGGGCTGTCGCTCGGTTCTGGCCGAATCAGGAGCGTCCGTGAGGTCGCAGAATCACTGGCCTATCGGCCCCCGGAGTGGTGGGACGAGGGGATGGGGTGGTGGCCCTGCCAAAACGCGACGATTGACCTGGAGAGGATCGAGCCCACAGAGCACCATCAAGATCACAAGTCGACCTTCTGCGCGCCCTACGCATACGACCCCAGGGCCAGGCCAGAAACCTGGCTGCGCGTCTTAATGGAAAACCTTGCCGATCAAGAGACGATTGATTTTCTTCAAGAATACGCGGGTTACTGCCTTACCGGAGATACTAGCCTCGAGCGGGCCGTTTGGCTGCACGGGCCACCCGGATCGGGGAAGTCGACGATTGTAGCGGGGTTCGAGGCGCTCTTGGGCGCAGCCTGCGTGCCCTTGGGCCTGCACGAAATTGAGAGGACCCCTTTCGCCCTGTGCAAACTGATCGGCCGCAGGCTGGCCGTGGCTACCGAACAACCCGCCGAATTCGTTAGGTCAACCTCGCTTATTTCAGCGATCATCAGCGGCGAACCGATAATGGTCGATCTCAAATACCGTGACCCGATTGTTCTCCGCCCGCGCGCCAAAATTTTGTGGGCATGTAACGACCTGCCGCGCACTTCCGAAGTCGCCGCAGGGATTTTCCGGCGTGTCGCCATTGTCCAATGTTGCCGGAAGGTCAGCCAGCCCGATACTACCCTTCGCAAGAAACTCGCCGCCGAGGCATCAGGTATCCTTAACTGGGCCCTGGAAGGCCTCCGAAGGCTGCGCCAAAGAGGGAATTTCTGCCTGCCCGCAGCTGTGCAGGCCACCAGCGACGAGTACAGGGAAAGCTGCGATGTGACCGCGGCTTTTGCCGCCGAGCGTCTCATATTCGAAGAACTTGCCGAGGTCCGGGCCGCCACGCTTTATCAGGAGTACCGGCAGTGGTGTGATGAGAATGGCCACAAGCCCAAAAGCAGCACCGCTATGGCTGCGGAATGGAGGCGCCTGGGCTTGCGCCGGGACCGCGATGGGCTTGGCACATTCTACCGGGGGGCCAAGATCAAATCGAATGTCCTCTGAGATCCAAGTGGAACCATGAGTTGCTGTGGTCAGAAATCTCTAGGGATTGCGGCGATTAAAGTCATGCAATCTGCGGCCGGGATTGGACTAGCCCCTGAGGCGATCATCCGTGACCGCAGGCGAATTTGCGCTCGGTGCGAGCATGCACTGATCGTTAAGGTGGGCGGTCTTTCGGTACCTGCAACATGTAAGATCTGCGGCTGCATCATCAGCCTGAAGACGCGATTGGCTGCCGAGTCGTGTCCGGCCGACCCGCCTCGTTGGAACCGCTATTCTGATGCGCAGGTCGATCAGCCTGGGGCGCGCCCCGCAGCAGGCCCAGATAATAGGCAAACGCGACCTGCATCTTCTCACAATCAGCAAGGTGATCCGGCCAACGCCGGGAGCGCTTGACCCAGTTGCCGTCGGACTCTCGCATTTTGCCTTCCATGTGGCGCCAGTATTCCTTGTCTGCTGCGCCCTCTGAAACGGCCCAAGTCTCCGGGGCCTTCCCGGACCGCAGCAGCTCAAGCAGATCGAGAAAATAGTCGCCGCTGAACTCGAACAGATAGTCCCCATACTTGCCCTGGTCTGCTGTGCCGTGGAAGGGGTCGTAGGCATGCAGGCGATAGGGCAGCATTTCTCCCGTCTTGGACTTCCAGCGTTTCCTCGATGGGAATCCCTTGGCAGCAAGCCACCCGTCACGCGGGAAAATCCTTGCGCCTGCGACTGGTTTATCCAACAGGCGACCGCTGCTTGGCGATTGCCAAAGCCATTTGGTTGCCCGTCGGAAACATTCGCGGTAGACCTCGGCATTTTCGCGTGCGCCATAGCCGGAGTCGACCATCACGCCTGAATTGGCCACGCCATATTTGGCCTGGATCGCAGTCAACTCTTCCCACGTATCCGCATGGCCTTGGGCAATAAGGATGGAGTCCCCGCGATTTTCGCCGTCTGCCCGCCAGGCGCGAACGACCCACCAGAAATAAGGCCAGGACTGCTGGCAGTCGACAGTCATGAGTCGTGTCCATTTGCCCTCCTGCGTGGCCTCTGGTTTTTCGACGATGACCCGCGCCGCGGCAATGGCATCCTGGACCGCCCATGGAAGCGCCAGATCGCTGTTGATGAAATTACGGAGGATGTCCGGGTTGGCTCGGCTGGAGAGGTACTTGATCGTCAGTTTGGCCAGGCTTGTTTCTGGGTGGCTCGCATATAAGGATGGCAGATGATAGCCGCGAATGCCTGGCACGGCCTTTCTAGTAGGCCGCCATTCGCCATGGGCGTCCATCCACAGTTTGTGCTCATCCGAAATTTTGGCACCGCAATGCGGGCATACGAAGTGGGCAGTCTCAGCCGCAATGCGGATGTCTTCTGGGTCTAGATCATCCCCAATGTCCTTCTCATTGTCCCAATGGACCCATGCCACGGGGATTTCCTGCTTGTTATCGTCCACGCGTGGCAGGATCTCGACGGTCTCGGACCAGCCGAGGACAAAATACCTGTCCTTCCGCTTCCCATCCTCTGAGCAATAGGGGCATGGCACAAAGCGCCTTCGGAGGTCCGAGCGCATCAGCCATTGCCAGATCATGCCATCTTCGATGGTCGGCGTGGACGTCTTGACCCTCATCGGCAGCGGGCAATCTTTGGTGCGCTCATCGATTAGGGCAGACGGATGCGCCTCGACATCGCCGCGGTGTACGTACCCGTCAATTTCGTCCTGGATGGTCACGTCGCAGGGATTCCCGGCCAATTGCCTGGCGGAGCCCGTGCCAGTCCAGTCGATGATGCTTCCTGCGATAATCTGCTGCAGGAAAGTCATATCGGACCGCCGGTATTGGGTGGGTAATAGAGCAGCAAGCTGCGGAGATGCCTGGAGCATGGGGATCCACTTGGTTCGTGCATCATTCCGGGCTCCGCCGGGCCCATGCAAGGCAGGTTTGCACCAGAGGCAACGCATGGGATGATGGACGATGCGCCAGGCTGCTCCGATCAAGAGCGTTCGCGTTTTGCCAGTCCGGCTGCCCCAGCACAGTATCAGGTCTGAAACCTGCGGCCCCCGCCACAAATCTATGACTTCTTCCATGTACTTGCGGCCGTAGAGGCTCATCGGGCCGCTGATGCCGGGCTCGCGAAACACAATATTCTTCAGAGCCCACTGGGTGACCGTCTCGTCAGGCCACTCCTTCGCTATCTGGCTCAGCAGAGTCAGCAGCTTCTTCTCCTGGCTCGATGTCATCGTCCGCGTTCTCCTGGCCTTTGGTCGGTGGAGCCTGCAAGCCTGCCTCAATCACGCGGCGCAAGGCGGACACCATGGCCTCGAGGGCTTGTTTACCGACGGCTGGCGCCTCTGGATTCACGTGACCAGCCCAAGCGCCCGGTGCTGATTGTAGCCATTGCGTGATTGGCTGGACCAGCCGCAACCCGATCCATCGCTCCACATCCGGCCATCGAACCCATTCCTCATTCGCCAACTCCAAGCGCTTCTCTAAGAGAAGCCTGTGCGCGCGCTCCTTCGCTGCCCGCTCCTGCGTTAAATCCAGGACGACGGTTGCATCCCGCCTGGCGCCATACGTGTCAAACCACCACGTCAGGAAGCCGCGCAGATCAACCCGGCTGTGCCGGATGGCCGGGCACCCTTCCCGCTTGGCCATCGTGAAGATCTGCCTTGGGATTCCTGTTGCCGCGCTTGCGTCCGCGATGGTCCGGAAGATCAGAGGAATTGAGGATGGAGAGGATTTGCCCGGTTGGCTCATAGCATGATGCAGACGACCGTCTTCTGGCCTTTCCTGGGGCAAAATGTAACGTTAAATGAGGGCGCCATTGTGCGGGCAAGCAAGGCCGTCGAATTGCAACTCGGGATCGTCCTCTCCGCCGTAGACGAACCCCGGGGGCAAAGCCGGGGCGCCTTCCGGAATCGAACAACGCGCCTCGACTTGCGGCGGTGGGTCGCCGAGGTAGAACTGAATCCCGTTGATGCACTCGATATCCCCCGGGTCAGGGACCCATAACGGGTCCCTCCTCCTGAGCCGAATATAGACGGCAGCCGCTGTGTCCCGGCCGTAGAGCAGGAGCGAGGGGAACGCGACCGACTCGACTGCCAAGGCGCACCTGGGCCATGGCTCTGAATAACCTAGGGGGCTTGCCAAAATGTAGCCAGGGCAACACGGCGTTCGTTCAACGCATCGAGTTTCGCAGTCAACCGAGACCAGTTGCATTTGCTCGTCCCGGGTCCAAATGTAGCGTTTGACCACGTATTCTCCTTTCGCCTGGTCATCGTTCCATTTCCAATGCGGTGCGCCTGGGGACGAGATGTACCCGTTGCCGTCGTATTGTTGGGGCGCAGTGCCTGGAATAACGGGGTTGACGCCCTCCATCGCGCTGACCGTCTTCGTGCCGTTAAGACCAGGGATGCCGGAAATGCTGATGGTATCTCCGGCCTGAAGGCTATGGGCCGGGTCATGGGCAGCCAGAACAAGCTTACAGGCAGAATTGTCGACCGGCTCAACGCGGCTGACCCGAATTCTCCCGCAGATCGGTGGCGCGGTGGGGTTGTTCTCGCTGTCCCGGAACAGATACAACTGGGGCCTGCCGGCGTCCATGGCATCGCAATAGCTCATGCCATATGCCTCCTGATATGAGGCGTCCCTGGTATCGATCCGGAAGCGGTCCGGGCCGCATGGGCGTGCGAAATTATGCGATTTGACCCATGAGAACACCTCAGCGTAGATCCCCAGGATGAACCGGTGATCCGCGCACCGCCAGTACATCCAGCCCGCGCCGGCCCCCGGAGGTTCCTGGGCGCTCATCTGCCATTCCTTCCAATGCGTCGTGGCTGGGGGCAGGCCTGAGCTGAGCGGCACCCAGTCCGCATTCCGCACATCCCAATGCACGTAAGGTACCCAGCGCTGGCCATCCTCGATGCGCACCGTGGGCACTGGCTCTCCAATTCTTTGGCCAGATGGCTCACTCGTTAGGTCCGGCGGCTCGGACGGGAGGCCGACATCCGGCTCAACATACATGACCGGCTCATCCCAGCGGATGAGGGGCACGATGTGGCAATTGTTGTCTTCGCGCCAGGGCATCTGAATGTCGTCTCCGATATCCCAACCCGTCTGTTCAGGTCTCAGAAAAGCGACCACGTCCTCCGGTGTCGTAGGAATGCCCAGCAGCACTTCGACTTCGGCACTCTCAATATGGAGGAACCGGTTGCCAGCCTCGTCGAACCCGGGGTCATGCACCAGGGACATTATAATCAGAAGCCTATCATCCGACAGCGTAACAGAGACAGAATCGAAGCCCAGTTGGAGGATGAATTCTTCCACCTCCTCGGGCGTGCCGGTAAAGCGGGGCGTGGCATGCCAATTATCAGGCAAGGAGATGAGCCCGCGCGATGGCCGGAGAGAGCCCCACTTCACGATTGCATTGGCGTAAGAACCAAAGATTAAACGATGAGCGAAAATGCCATAGGCGAAGTCTAGGGGCTCAGGCTCTTCCCAGCCAGCCATCCAAAGCTCTGAATGAGCATCCCATTCATAGCTGGTCACGCTACGCGCCCCGGAAGTGATATTGACCTGAGAGCCGATGGAGCAGTTGGCGGTAGCAGTCCAGCGTTGTTGCAGCGTAAACTGACCGTATTGTTCTTCAACCAGCTCATGCTGGACGCGCCGTGTAATGCCGAGGTATTTCTTCGTAATCGGTTCCTCTGGCTCAAGCGAATGGAGAAACCCGATCATGCCGTGCCAGGTTTTCTCAATCGCCAATGACTTCCACCCAACCTTCCGGCACTCAGAGAGGTCAATCCATATATCGGTCTCGGTGTAGCAATTGTGGTCATGGTAGATGAGCGGTGATTGGCAATCTTCTGGGCTCGGCAATGTTCCGGGGCCGTTTGGCGGGCAGCCCTGCAAACAGGCGACGTTTAGAAGCAGCTTCGGCCCGGTCAGTTCCGCGGTAATTTCGGCGCCAGATCCGTCGCCGGTGACCGTGACCTTGGGGGGGCTCGAATAGCCCCAGCCATGGTTGATGATTTCGACGCGTACAATAGCGCCGTCTTTAATCGTAGCCCTGGCCGTGGCCGCTTGCCCGTAGTCGGGGTTGCTGGGGTTGGGCGGCGCAATTTGAATGTGGGCCCATGTATACCCGCTACCGCCGTTAACGATATTCAGCCGGCTGACGACAGCCGCCTCGCTTTTGCGAAAGTGATTCGTACACGGCCCCAGCCAGAGTGGCCGATTGCGCCAGCCCCCGCACGGGGGGCGATAAGGCTCGCCTTTACCGCCAGCCATTTAGCTTACTTGCCTTCCGTCAATTTCGAATTCGTGGACCTCGCCGGTTTCGGGATCACAGGTTTTGATTCGAACCCTTTGCGTGCGTTGGGGCGTGGCTGCCGGCTCCTGTCGAGCCGCCGGGTCCTGGCGCAAGTAAATCACCATGCCGGAAGGCTCAAATGCGATACGATCTTCCTTGTTATGCCGCACGATCCTGGCGCTCAAAATCTGATTGAGCACCGCGACCATGCGATTCAGATCGCTAGCACTCCATGGCGACGGCCTTCTTGCGCCGGGCTTGAACAAGGGCAATTTCATCGCGCCACTACGTATCGCGTTTTACGGAGCCAGATATTCCCCATCCAGCGCTCCACCTCGCTCGTTTCAGCGACGAAACGGGTGCCCGCAGTGACCCAGCTTTTGTACTCGGCCACTGTGGGATTTTGGCTTGGATTCAAAATCGCGCCGGCATGCAGGTACTGGTCATAGATCCATTGCGTGAAAACATCCGTCTGGTAAATCACGCCACCGGGGCCGATGATCCATGCCCCGCCCGGCTGGCGCCATGTTTGGGCGGGTAACGGCGCAGGCGGGCTGAGCTGGAGGAAAAAGCTGTGCACGACGTAGGATTCGACAGACAGGGTAATGGGCTCTCGAACCTTGAAGGGCTCGAGGACCAATTCCCAACGGCAATTCGGTGGTTCTTCTTCGCCGGGCGGGTCAGGAGGGCTATTCGGGTCTTCGATTCTGCCGCTTTCCCTGTCGCAGAAGCGCTTCCAGCGCAATTGCCAAATGATAATGCCCGGGTAAGTGGCAGAATAGGGACTTTCAAGAACTTCGAATTCGCCCGGCACGCGCGCATAACGACGCGTGATCCGCCAAAAACCGCCACCAATCGGCTCTGGCTCGCTTTCCCAGACATAGAAATAGTCCTGGCCGTCAATGGTGATCTTGGGGCCGGTTGTGTCCACAGCCAGGGCTGGCTGGGTGTATGTATTGCGGACAATGTAATCCTGCTCAAAGGCCAGCCTCGTCTCAATGCCGTAGGATGATAACGGTTTCAACCAGCGGCGTTCGCCGTGCTCGCTGATCTCCGGCACCGGTGTGCCAAGGTCTGTCCATTGCGCGCTCATTCTGCTAGCTCGGGCTTGACCTTTATCCCTTCTTGTTTGGCCGCTTGCAAAAGTTCCGCAATGCGGTCACGCGTTTCGGTAACGCGGCGGTTCAGTTCTTCGAGGCTGCGCTCCGGCGCTATGAATCCGGCCTCAGCAAGACGCTGCCGCAGACTGGCCCAGCGTTGCTCGGCGCGGTCTGCATCAACAAACAAGCCCCGGGCCCGCAGCCAGGGCACAAGCTTCTCAAGCCATAACACTTCGCGCGCTTGCCAGGCCTGTGGCGTGGGCCGACCACGCGCATCGCGGGTTGCCATAATCATCTCGAGCGTCGGCCACAATTGGCGCCGGCGACTCAACAATTCGCGTTCGGCCTCCGCCTGTTCCCGGTATGCCCTGGCAAGTTCACGATTGAGTTCTTTTTCCCTGGCCAGACGCTCCTGGGCCAGCCGTCGCATCTGCTCTTCAATGCGATTGCGAGCAATCGCGATTTCAGCCTCGAGCCGCATAGCCTCGATGCGCTTTTCTTCGGCCTCAACGATTTTCCCACTCAAGAGCAACTGCTCAATCTCTGCCTCAATTTTCGCCCTGCGGTCCAGCATCAAATCCAGGGCCGCGCGATGCCGGCCGGACGCCTCAAGCATATCGATTTCCGCCTTGGCTAATCGATCGGCCAATTCTGCCAGTTTAGCGCGCTGTTCTTCTTTCTGAAGCCGCTTCCGCGCAAGTTTGAGGATCATGGAGTCGACATGGGCCTTCCCTTGGAGGTTCTCCCATTCCAGCATCAACTGCTGAACCCAGGGCGAATATGCGGGGACCATGGCTAGAGCCCCCAACGCCAAGCCCGTCCATGATCTGGATTGGGCCAGTTGCTTCGGCCCCCGGGAGAGGATCTGCCAAAGCAAGCCAACGGCTTCTTTGAATGACGGGGCCCCGCCCGCCCCCAGGCCGCCAAGGCGCATGAGCCTGTCGAGCTCTTCGTCCTTCAATACCATGCCTAGCCGTTTCGTCGCTTCGATTTGGCGATCGACTATGGAGGGCAATTTGCCGAGCTCCGCGGCCAGCGTGCGCGCGGCGTCGGCCAAGGTCGTTGCCTCGGGCGCCGCCTTCTTGAGCGCGCTTGTCAGCTGATCCGCAAACTCATTCGATTTGCCAAGGGACGCTGCAAACGCGCGCATGGCCAGCAGCCCGGCCGGGTCAATGCCGATTTTGTGGGCCTGGAGGCGGATGTCCTCGATCTCCTTGGCGGCCTGCCGTGCGTAGCGAATGACGCCCAGGACCAATGTAACAGCGACAAATCGCTCCGTGTAAGCCCTCAGCCTGCGGCCCAGGTTCGTTGCGACACCGCGCCCCCAGGCATCCAACATCCCGCTGCTGCGTTGCAGGGCCGCCGACAGCTCCGAGGTGTCGCCACCGATCCGGGCAATGACTGTACCAACATTAATTGGCATGAGGGGCTGATTGTTGCTTGTTTAGATACTCTGTTAGTACCCGGTCCGAGGGATTACCCAGCGCCACATCGGGGTTTTTCCGGCGCAAAATCGCGCGCAACAACTGCGCGGCCAAGGGCATCGGAAGATCGAGGATATCGTCGAGGCGCCAGCCGTACTCCGATGCGAACAAGTCAATCAGTGTGGCAATGGGCGATGCCGCCGCGCCGCCGGAGTTGCGCCCCTGAGCCGGCGGCATGTCTCGGAGGGCCATGTCCAGCAAATCACAAAGCAGACTTGTAATTGTGGCCAGATGGCCCGCCGCAAATGCGATTTCCCGATCGCGTTCGGACGCTGCCGCATTCCTCGTGTAGTCGAGATCTCGCACAATGAGCCAGGCGCGAATGATCTCTTCCGGCGTGACCGGCGTATCATGACCGGCGAACGGCGACAGAATGGCATCCAAGAGCGCTATATGCCGGAGACGCAAGGGCCCAGCGCGAATCCCATCGCGCTCGACCGCCAGCGCTCCAGGGGCCACCGCGGCCGCACTGCGCAGGGCGCGCTCCTCGGTGGCCGCGGCCTTCCACTGCACCGCAATGTCTTTGGGCAGCGGCATCAGGACGCGGCAAGCTTCTCTCGGAACGTCAGGGTCTGTTTTCTCCAGTCGTCGGCCTCGTACGGCTGCTCTACGTCAGTGACGATCCAGACCTGGGTACCTGTCACATCGGTTGTGAAGGTGTCTCCGGGCGCTGCCTTCTTGTTCGCCGGCAGATAGATGGTGGCCCGGCCGGTCGTGGTTTCCTTGATACCGAAGGCGCCTGTCGGTTCGCCATACTGGCCACGTCGTTCAACAGCCCTGGTGGCGTACGTGAGGGTGAAGGCACCGTCACAAATCGCAGTCCATGACTGGCCGCCACCCTTGGGCGTAATCGTGAGTATGGCTGTGCCGTAATCGGCGCCGCCATCGTTATACACCGGATTCGCTGGCATAGCACCTCCTATGGTTCGGGTTCAGGTTTTATGGAGAACTTAATCTCTGACTCCAAGGTTGTCACCGCCCAATCCGCTTGCAAGTCGGCTGTATGGCTTTCCGACGTCTGTTGTACGCCGTCAATGGCAATGGGCAGAGAGTCAACAGCGACGCGAACGTGATGGCATAGTTCCGTCAAGAACAGCCGCGCCTGCGCGCAGATGCTCTCATGATAGTCCATCGAAAACGCGTCGGTAATGACGTCAATGTTCAGTGTGGCACGCCACAGGATCGGAATGTGAAGGCCCGGCCGGCCGGGTCGGTCGTCACGGGGGGCAAGAAGACCGGCCGGGCCTATCACTGCCGCGTCGATCTCGACGCGGGGGCGTGGCAGTTCGATCGTGGGCTGCTGGAAAGCCGTGATTGCCGGCACCTCGGGGACGACCAGCCTCCACGCCGCGGCGGTGGCATCGACAATGTGTTTCCGGAATTTAAAAACCTCAACCGTCATCGGAATAGTGCCCGCCCGCCCGGGCGCACGCGGAATTTGACTTTCTGCGCAACATACGACTCCCAGTCCGCCTGCAGCCGTGAGAAGATTGCCAGCAGGCGCTTGCGATAGGCCTTGCGGAGCACAGCCAGGCTCTGGGTGTGTGTGTTCCCGTAGGCCTCCGTCTTAAACTGTACAGAAGCCTTTGTTCCGGCGTCTTGAATGGTCGTTTGCCCGCGGGCACTTCGGACATGTCGCCGAATCCAGGCGGGCAGTGCCCTTGCCTTCTGCAATAGGTCCCAGCCCACGGCCAGACTTGCCTTGAGCCGGCCCAGCTGCTCCCGAATGTGCCGCACAATATGCGCCGCGGCGAATTCATGCATGACGGGTTGGCCGGCCAGGTAAATTGTCTGTCGGCCCCTGCGCCCCATGGGCAGCCATTTCTGCCCGCCGCCAATGTCGCGCATCTGAAAGTAGCTGGTCCGAAAGGCCTTCAGGAGCGCCTGAATATCGCGGGTCGAGTAGATCATGTCCCTGTAGGCCCCGTAGAGGCCCGTCGGAGTCGCGAACAGCCACGCCACATCCGAATTGCGGTTGCCGGCCTTGCGACCGCGGAATCGTAGGCCAGAGCGAATGGTAATGACGGATCGCTTGACTTCCCGACGCGCGTTTTGCACGGCCCGCGACCTTGAACGCGGCGGCAATTCAAGCACGGCATCGCGCTGGAACAGGGCTGCCTGTTGCCTGACGAGCGACCGCATTGACTCGCCGCTGGTCACGGCAAGGCTTGACAGCATGCTATTGAGCGCCTTGATCTCCGCAGGGTCAACGCTCACTTGAATCATGGCATTGTCCTCGGCCCGGGCCCGGCATACCAACCCTCCGGGAGCGTTGCGCGCCCGGCGCGCACCCATTGCCCGTCACGCCAGACATAGACCTCACCACGAACACCGCGGCCGAGCCGCACAACGTCGTCGGAGGCGTTAATCACGACGGTCCGGGTCGTGCCGCAGCCGGTCACGCAGCCAACGATCCCAAGCGTCGCGAATAGAATGTGGAGTTTGCGCATCTTCCAATGTTACCTGGCTTCGGCGCTTATCGAGCCAGGCCAGAATAGCGCCCGCGATTGCCGCCAGCAGTGGCGCTAATGCGCTGATAATGCCGGCCATGCATCAGGACGCCGAGAGGCTCTTACGCACCTGGTCCGCCACCTCGCGCAAACCAACGCCGGCGGCGCCGAGCGTGGGCCCAAGCCACGCCGGCCCCTGCGCAAGACCGGCTTGATGCAGTGCAATGTCCGCAGCCGCGCCCAGGATCGGAGCCAAAATCGGCAACCATACCTTGGGCAGCCGCGGCAGCAGCACTTTCAGCACCGCGATTGCCAGCGGCACAATCACCGGAATGAACGCCTGATATTCAGTCATCTTGCCTCCTTTCTGGATTCAATCTCCATGTGTCGATGCACCAGCGCGGTAAGCACGTCAAGGTTCCGCGCCGTCATGTTTTGTTGTTCGACGATTCTCTCGAGCAAGCCCTCGAGCCGATAGAGTCGTTGCTCCGTATGCGAAAGGCGGTATTCCACCGCAGTCCATTTACTGCCTGCGCCGAAAAGCCAGGCTGCAGCATTGGCCAGCAACGCCAGAACCACGAGCCAAAGGCGGATATCACGCAGTTGCTCTGGCATAATCTGGCCTCTGTCGCCTTGCCCAGATTCGGCAGAGGGCTCGTGCGATTGCCTCGTCGCTAAATTCTGGCATTGCGAGGTCGTCGTCATAATCGTTGCGCTCTGCGCGCGGCAGGGCACTCAGTTCAAGCTCAGCCCGCAGCTCGTGCGGCTCGATCAGCGCGCCCGCCACGTCCCCGGCTTTGCCGTTCTGGAGTATCGTTCGGCCAATCCGGCCCAACACCATTGCCATTGTCGGTCCGCTGTTCATGGGTCTATTCGTTTGGGCAAAATGCTTGCCGCTGGCGGTAGATTCCAAGGCCACCTCGAATGGCTGGAGGCCACATTTGTCGTTACCCACAGCAAAACCGGCGGCTCAATCTTCGTTGACTCCGGTAATGCTTGGCGATCGCACTCGATTCGATCGGCCTCTTGCTGTATACGCAGAATGCGACGCTCACGTTCAGCCGCAGCCCACTTGCAGCCTCCGCAGAAAAGCCAAGCTGCATTGGCCAGTAACGCCAACAGTACAATCTGAAGACGCATGTCGCGAAGCAGTTGTGTCATGGCCAAGGGTCAGGCATGTAATCGATTTGACTCTTGAACCAGCGCCATGTCGTGGTGCTGCCGGTTTTGTTGTAAGACCAGATCACCGGCACCATGCTAGTATCTTCAGTTGGCACCGCCCCCGGCCCCACCGTCGCAACCAGCCTGTTGTTGATGTAGAAACCAAGGCTCTCGTCGGCGTGCCTGATCATGCTCAAACGGTATGCCCGCCCAGATTCAATTGGAATTTCGGTTGCGATGAACGTCTGGTCGCCAGATGTAGTGCGCCGCACGAAGATGTTCCAGTTGCCGTTGGTGGCAACGAATAATGCACTGAGTTGTGTGGCGCCTGGCCAATCCAATGTGCCGCTTGTGTTCGGTGTAATGGTGCCGACGTACATGTTAAGATCGGCCGGCGTGTCAACGGCAAGAATATGCGTAATCCGCTGAAGGGCCCGATAGGCCGGCGCAATCGCGCCATTATAGAAGACACGGCCACCTGTGCCTATGGCGTTGGTGCGCAGGAGCAGGTTGCCAGCGATGGTTTGCCCGCTGGCGTTGGTCGTCGTGTTGGCAACTGCGTTGTGCGCCGACCATGAAGCCCCTGGCGAGGCTGCTGGGGTGGTTCCAGTATTCGGCGCCTGTGCCCACATACTGATGATTTCGGATCCGGGGGCGACGGCGGTTCGATACCAGGCCCATTGATTGGTGTCATGGCTGGCCACAGTAAGGCCGGGCATCGGCGGGTTGCTGAGCCCCCCGCTCGAGGGCTGCGCCCAGGTTCCATCCCCCCGCAGGAACGTTGTGCTGTCGCGCGTGCCCGTGGCCGCAATAGAGCTCACGGGGATATTTGTTGTAACAAGATTGGTGCCGACTAGCATTAGCCCATTCGTGGGATGAACGCTCTGCGCCGTGCTGTTAGTGTCAAGACCCAGCAGCCTGACAGAACTCAATTCGCGAGCGCGCAGAAATGGGCCCGTCACGCGCGCTTCGAAGAAAGGAGCGCTGTACGTCTGACCATTGGCTACATTGGAGATTGTGACGGGCATTCCCGAATAATGAGGAAGCGCTGCTGTGGCCGGATTCACCCAGATTGGTGGGGATGGCGACAGGTCATCGAGAAGGTTAAGACCATGGACACGCAAATATTCACAAGCCCCGCTGTACAGAATTACCGGGTTATAATTGGTGTTCACTCTCGTCACGCGCACGCCATTGATATCGACGGCAAAGGGAGCATGAAAGACAAAAGTCGGGCCGGTTGCCATAAGCTCCAGATTGCCAGCATCGACTCGAACAATTCCGTTCGTGGCCGCCAGGATGTTGTTTACTCGCCGGCCCTCAAATGAGCGAAGAGTGAGAGCCTTGCCGGCGATACCATCTAGCGGCCGCCAGACAATGCCAGCGCTGTGTGGCGCTTCAAACAGATTGGTTCGGTATGTAGAATGCTCGGCGTCGCCAAGGTACACGTGATTTAACTCGGCATTATCAGCGTGGGCAAGGTAAAAGCCGTAGTTGTTCCCATACATTTCACATTGCTCGGCCAGCAGGCCGACACCATGCCCGATGTAGACGCCGATATAGAAATTATCGACCTTGATCCTGCGCAAAATGAGCCTGGAGGCTTTCTGTGAGCCAGAAACGCCTGACGCGAAGTCAAATGCTCTGCTGGTGGAAACACTGATCGGTTCACGCGTCTTCGTGATCCGCATATTGCCGATTTCAGCCCACCAAAGCTGGTTCGTGCCGCCGTAGTTACCCGTCACTCCATGAACGACAAAGACTGGCGCAGTGGATGATTGCTGCGTGATTAAAGTACGGTCGATACCGCTTCCCCACACTGTAATGCCATGGGCCCGCAGCGTTAGCGCCTGTGTTATGACGTATATTCCGGGCGGAATGATTACGTAAGTCCGTGCTCCGTACAGATGTGTGGCGTTTGTGGTCTGATCGAGGGCGGCTTGCAAGTTTGGCCAGTCCTGGGCTCCGTTCCCGGTGGCCCGAGGAGCAACGATGAACACGTCGTTGGGGCCGGGTACAGCCCATGTTCCGTCGCCGCGGAGGAACGTGCTCGCATCACGAGTCCCACTGGCAGAGATTCCAGAGACAGGAAGGTTGGTTGCTTGGACCAAATTGCCAATAATGCGGCCAGAGAAAATGCCCGTAGCCGCGGTTACGGTGTTCAACACGTCCAAGTTGGTCCGCACCGACAGATCCCCGTAAAACGTTTGCGCGCGATTGGTCCGCGCAACCGCATTGCCCACATCCAACGTGTAGACAGGAAGGTTCGTGGTTACGACGATGTGGTTCGTGTTGGCACTGGCAACGTACTCAGTTGTCCCGCCACCACCGCCGCCGCCCGGAGGCACAGCCCATTGGCCGTCCCCGCGAAGAAAGGTTGTACCGTCGCGCGTCCCGCCGGCCGCAATGCCAGATACCGGAAGGTTGGTCAGCCCCGCAGCATTCCCTTCGAAGAGCGAAGCCGCCACTTTATTGGTCACGTCCAGCCACCCATGTACACGCAGCAATCGGTTGTCAAATTCGCCGTAGATCAGCGGAATCGTCGTGTTGCGCGAATGAATCATCAGCCGGTCCACGCGACTGGTCGCATCATCTCGAATGCCCCCGATTACGATGTTGTAGGGTGAATCTTCAAAATTCCGCCCCGCTCCGTCGCCGATGAACACTGACCAGCCCGAATTGGTCGCATGGCGCCCGCTTGCCGCGCCAATGGCGACCATATTCGTGCCACCCGCAGCATAGTCCCCGGCTGCGTAGCCAAGCATTGTGGCGAACGGAGAATTGGCTGCGTTTCGACCAGCCAGGCTCCCGACAATTACACTATACGGTGAATAAAGCGTGTCGAATGCCGCCTGCTGCCCTAATGCAACAGATTCCGTTAAGTTTGCGCCATACCGGCCAGCCGCATAGCCAGCAATCAGACTGTATGGCGCATTGGTCGCGAATTCGCCGGCATTCTGACCAATAATCACAGATCGGTATATTGAGTTCGTTGCGCTCTGGCCAGCGCGCCAGCCGATCGCCACCGCTTGCTCTGCATTGCCGGCTAGCGGCCCTGCGTGGCCGCCAATGAAGACTCCGCCAAAATAATTGGCTGTCCCCGTCGCCGGCAAGACGTCGCTTCCAATGCGAACAGTATTCGTCGTAAAGCGCAGCGCATCCACGGTTGCGGTCGAACGCACAATCAAGTTGGTGGTCGTAATGTTGGTCCGAACCTCAAGATTGCCGAAGAAGGTCTGCGGGCGGTTTGTCCATGCAAGCTCAGCCGGAAGCCGGCCTGCAGGCACTGTCCCTGATGCCAGCGCAGACGCGTCCAAATTGGTCAGGCCTGCGCCAGAACCGTGAAACGTTGCGGCGCTCGCAACATCGCCGGTCACAGTCGTCCTTCCAAAGATCATCCAATCGCCGTAGTTGGTCTGATTGCCCCAGAACCGGTGCGACCGGTTGGTTAAAGCAACGCTGCTCGGTAGTCTGGCCACGTCGATTGTGCCGGTGCGGAGCTCGGTAGCGTTCAGGTTCGTCAGGCCAGAGCCATTCCCGGTAAAGACACCCGCAGCAGAGATCCGCCAGCGCACTGTACCATCCTGCTCACCGGTCAAATCGCCCAACGTATGTGCCCCTTGCTGGAACGTCTGCAGCGCCGTCCACGTTATCGCATTCGTGGTAATGGCTACCTGCGGGCCAACCCCAATCGAGTATAGCGTGTCGTTGGTTTGTACTATGATCTTCGTCGGATCCAGCGTTGTGATGTACTCGGTCGATCCTATAAGGGATGATATCGGGTTCGTGTAGGTATAAATGGTCAGGCCCTGAATGGCCAGTTGGTGCGCCTGGAGCACCGCATTCGTCTCGGGAACGGCAATCAAAATGCTGCCCGGCAGCCCCGCAAAGGTCAGCCGGTAAACCCCGGGGGCCAAATTCGTCTGCGCCGTGCCGTTTACGGCCTGAAGCGTGATTGGCTGGGAAAGGAAAATGGCGTTGGTCCCCGGGACGGTCCATCCCGGAGCGTTCGTGGGCGTGATGGTGATGGCCCGATTCGCGTCCGTCCCGGTCAGCAGCTTAAGGTTAAAGAGGACCGGAGTGGCCTCAGCGATTGCGATGGTCAGCCACAGCGTCGTAAGCGCGTAGACCGCCGACGCCACTTTGCGCCAGGCTGACGATAATCCATCGATGACCACGCCCATCAGTGATTTCATCGCCTATCTCCAGTTCGGGTGCATCCAAAGGAAAGAAAAGGCGGACCCGCTCGCGCGGATCTTGTCGCATCTCGTCGTCGAGCTCGGCGAGCGGGACAGCGGCAATCGCTGCGATCAAGCCGCTGAAGGTGCCGGCGGCCGTGCGAACGTCCAGCTTGCGGCCATGCGTCCGCAGCAGCACGCCGGCACCATCGCGGGCGGCAATCTCTCCAGGTACCAGGGTCACGAATTACGTAGCAGCATCTCGGATGATTACGCCTGCCGAGGCGTCGCCGAGCGCAGCGCCGAAGCAAACCTCCCAGGTCATCCAAGTGGTGCGTGTGGCGGGCGAATACCACCGCCACTGCTCCACAGACAGTCCGATGTTTTCAACGGTCAAAACGGTGGAACTTGGGATGTTCACGTCGCGCATGGGCTCCAGCGGCAGGCCCGCCGCCACAACAATGGCCTGCGGGTTGCAGCAGAAACCGGCCAGAGCCGTGGCTCCGCCAGTCCACAGTGTCTGTGGGAATACACCGTCCCATCCCGGATAGGTCCAGCCTTCAAGCGGGTTGAAGCTCTGCAAGTTGTCGGGCAGCAATCGCTTGAAGTAATCCTGACGCAGGATGGCGTACCGCCGTGGCGCGCGGACCAACAGCGCCCAGAGGTCTTTCATGCGCTCCGCAGTAAAGTTTGCCGACTGGATCGCGACGTTGTTTGAGCCGGTGAAGTTCGTGGTGGTCATCACGGTGATGACCCTCGACATGATTGCATCCGCGAATTCGGCGGCCTTAATCTCCAGGAACCACTCCAGGTCATACCCGCTCAGCACTTCAGACCAGTCGAAGTGCAGGAACGTGACGATATGGTCCGGGGTCACCGGCCGGTTCGAGATCGTGGCCGCGATGCCAGAGGCGGGCTCGAAATTCGTCGGGTTGGACTGCGTGGTCCCCTGCGTGGTCGCAATTGGAACCTGAATGGTCCGCCTGCCGATCCGGCCCTGGGTGACAGTCCTGGCGAAGGCTTGCAACGGCGCAAGCCGATGCTGCAACACGGTCAGCGCGACGGAGCTGACGATCGCAGGCATCAACGCGCCAGTGGGTGAGGTATTGTAGGTGTTGGCCGCCAACGGCTCAAAGAGCGGGAATGCCTGGCGCAGGTGATTGAATTCCCGCACCAGGAATTTGCGGCGCTCCTGTGCCGACTTGCCACGCAACAGGCTCTCAAGGGTTTGGTCCTCGGCCCGAATGTTCGGGCTTGGCAAAGGCCCCGGCGGGGGCTGTTGCTGCCCGTGCGGTTGAGGTTGCGGCGGCGCTGCGGGCTGTGGCTGCGGCGCCGCCTGCCCGCCCTGAGTCTTGTCCGCGGCCGGTGCCGCGGGCTTGGTTTGGTCCTCCATAAGCGTTTCCTCCTTCTTCATTTTGCTTGTCTTGTCCGGTGGGTCACTCTTTGCGCCCGCGGCAGCGGCCCCACCATGCCGCGCCGCAAACTCTTCCCAGCGCCGGAAATGCATTGCCTTCGCCGCCTCGGCCCACATCTTCCATGGCGGTACGGCGGCCATAGCGCCGGCGCCGGCGTCCTCGATTCGATGCACAAACCCGAATTCTTTGGCCTCCTCAGGCGTAAACCATGCCTCTTCTTGCATCATCTTTCGGATTGTTTCCTGATCCTTGCCTGTGGTGGAGGCGTAAATGTTGGCCATGGTCCGCGATAGGCCGTCCAAGGCCTCAGCACTCCGCAGGTGCTCCTCTGCATTGCCAACCGTAAACCCCCAAGCGTCATGGATCATGATGGAAGAGGCCGGACGCGCAACAATTTCGCGCCCGGCAGCCGCAATCAAAGATGCAATGGACCACGCGGCGCCCTCGATGTAAACCGTCGGTTTCCGTTCTCGAAGCGCATTGTAAATCCCAAAGCCTTCCGTGACGGATCCGCCGGGAGAATTGATGAGAACAGTTAATGGCTCATCTGGCGGGATGCGCTCCAGAAAATCACGCACCGCTGTGTAGCTAATCGCGTCGCCGAAGAAATCGGTGCCGATCGGTTTATCAATCCTCAGTGTCGCCATTCGTCACCTCCTGCCCGTCTCGAGCCCTAACCGCGCTGTTGGTGCTCTCTGGGACTAATGTCTGCGAAAGCCAGCGCACGTCAAGGCCAAATTGTTCAGCCAACTGCCGCATGTAAGCGATTTGCTCCGCCCGCTTTCTAAGTTCTTGCCGCCAGTCCAGGCCCATTTGCCCATAGATAAGTTCCCAGTGCGAAGCGCCATGCTTGAGCTCCTCAAGCATCGCCACCGTGGAGCGGCCCAGGTCAACATCAATTTGGCGCGGCGCGCGAATGGAAACGTTCGACCATGTTGCCGGGGCCGGTGGCAGGCCCGAGTTGTTGGCCATAATCACCCCGAGCGCATGGGCGTAGATTTTGCGCGTCGCGCGAATGAACAGTTCCGAGGCCGAAATCATGGAACTGCGCGCGGCCGCCAGGTCTGCGCGGGCCACAGTGCCCTGAACGCTGTAGGGCGCCACCAGCTGGCGAGGAATCCCCACCCCCACGCAAATCTTGTTGATCAGATAATCCCAGAACGCACGCTGTTGTTCGGTCGGCCGCTGCGGCTGAATTACGGTAACATCTTCGCCGGGTAGAAGCGCAACTGCGCGGCCGCCAAGGGCATCGCTGTAATGGCGGACCCGGTCCGCGATTTCTTGCCCGGCCGATTCGATCTGCTCCAGCCCAAGGTCGGCGCGACGCACAAGCTCGGCGCCAAATTCGCCGGTGTGCAGCTTCCAGATCGTCGATTTCTCGGCGGCGTCCGCGTGGGCCCGCATCTCGTACATCTCCAGGTCCATGAGACAGTGCATGTCCCGAAGTACGGGCGTGAGGACCGGCATGCCTCGCAATTGATCCGAGTATGAAGGATCCATGATGTGGATGATCTGCGAAGCCGGGACCCTGCGCGTGCCGCCGCGATCATCAGTCAGGACGTGATAGGCGATCGGCTGCGTTGTCAGCGGGTCAATTTCAATGCCGTCGATGATTTTTTTCCTCTGCTGCGGCGCAAGGTTCGTGGGCTGGACGATCCTATGCGTTTCTAGGACCTGCACCGCGGGACGGCCCTCGAGCTCTGTCAGGTAGATGAAAACTTCGCCGTCGAAAAACCATCTCCAGACCATCAGCGCCTGCGCGGCTCCCCAGCCATTCTGTCCGGCGGGCCCGAGGACCAACTGATCCTTGATCTCTTCCCATGCGGTCGTTGCCCACTGGTCCCACGGCTCATAACCGCTGGCAGGCACGAGGGCCAGCCCCCGCGGGCCAACGGTATAGTCCACGTAGATCGCGGCAAGCCGGTTCGCCAGGGCCGAGTGCCGCTCGAAATACCTCGAAACCGCAATGTTTTGTGCCCGGTCAGCCCGAGCCCCTAGGCTTTCCCAGCCGCCCGGCGCTTCGAGAGAGAGCTGCGAAAGGCCGCGGTCTGCGACAAGATACCTGCCATAGAGCCGTCGCTCACCGTTTCGGCCGCGCGTCAGCAGCCTCTTAAGTAAACCGAGCATTTTGGGCGTCGACGAGGTAAGATTTCCGGCTTACACGAGCCAAGACCAGCATCTTGCGGTAGCGCTCTTCTTCACTCTCGGACGGGTTCGCGGCCGCAAGATCGTCGTACAATTCAACGAGCGAACCCCAGGCCCGAGCAATTTCGGCGCTCGTCACTGCGTGGGCCGCGGCCCCGGTCCAGTACACCGTGGACAGGGCTCCGTTGGACACAGATTGAATCGACCCGCTCGCGTGGATGGCCGCGGCCGCATCCTCTTGAGACCGCAACACGTCCCTCAAGGGCTTCCCCTCGGCAACGGCCATGGTCCAAGCCCCTTCCAACATCCGCCTGCGGTCTGTACCTGTAATCACGCCACCACCCTACTGTAATGATAAGCCCAGTCAAGCCTAATCCCGCGCAAAATTATGTGCCCGCTCAACCCGCCCAGGATTCGATCTGCCTGGCTTTTTAATTGCGGCGCGGCTCCCCCACTTCGCCAGAGCGAAAAGCCGGCCGTAGGCTGGTTTAAAGCAATCTGGCGCCAGGCCAGAACAGGACCAGCCGAGCCGCCGCAGCCATAGCGACATAGGCAACCAATTGTCAACCTCGGCCGCAAAGGCAGTTGACAATTCGGCATCCGAAATTTGCGTAAGTCGTTGAGCATCAACGCTTGTGGCAGGTTATGGCAGGTTTGTGGCAGGTTGCCACCCGCGTAAGTCATTGAGCATCAACGGTTATGGCAGGTTGTGGCAAGTATGGCAGGTTTTTCGAAAACTTTTTTATACGCGCGCCTCTTATCACAAGGTGCTAGTGCTCTGTTTTAATTTTTCTACATACAGTTTTATAACCTGCCAAACCTGCCATAACCTGCCATAAAGCCTAAGAATCAAGGGGTTACAAAGAAACACAACCTGCCATAACCTGCCACAACTTGCCATTGCATGGAAATTTGAAAGCAGAATGCGATTTTTTCCACACAGGCTTGAATTTTTAAGGTTCGATAACGTTAACAGTCAGCACAGACTTGCACTTTCTTCGCGTCTGCCAGCCGCGAAAAGGCGTTTTCGGCTAATACAAGTGCCGCGTTGTATAAGGCGGCCTGATTTAAAGGCAAAATTTGGGCCTTGAAGGGCCCTTAAACATTTTTCCAAAAACCTGCCAAACCTGCCAAACCTGCCATGAATGGCTGCCAGAAGCATGTTGCTGGCGGTGCCTTGCCGCCTGTAGGCGGTAAGGCTGCACCAAGCGTTGCGATGGCGGGGCCAGGACCTCTATTGGGCCTATCGAGGCACGTTGACCGCACTGCGAGAGCAAGTCGCCGCCGCCGCACCACATGTAAGCATGGTCCGTGCCAACAGCATCCTGTAACGAGCTAAAACTTGCCAAAAAAGCGGCTTTTGCGTTTTGAACGGCCTCGGCGCCCCGCCGGTGCGGCCTGTTTCCGCCAAGAGATTCCTTTCCCGCGCTGTTGTCGGACTTCTTTACGCGGCCGGAGGGATTGGGAAGCTTTTCCGACGGTTTTGGGGCTGGTGTCGGCTGGTCTTACACGTTGGGCTCGGAATGTAAAGTCCTCGAGACTGACGACTTTGCGGAGCGCTGGATTGATCCCAAGCGGACGTTTTATCGGGCTCCAAGCTTGCTAGTAAACCGGTCGACCTGGATCGGCCTTGCGGCGCTGCGCGGGGCCCGCTCCTGGCGGATGTTAGACGCAAGCATGCTGCCCATTGCGCGCGCTAATCACATGTACCAACACCCTCTGGATCACGCGGGCTAATACACCGAGCGCGATTAGCTGACTCAATGCGTCGCGGCAGAGCGCATGATTGAAGCAGGCTTAATCATCATGATGCAGCCGGCTAATATATCTTGTGCAAAAAGAACCCCCGGCAGTTTTGCCGGGGGCGTGCGGGCTTTAATATTGGGGGTAGCCCAACTTGCAGCTAACTCAACTTATCGCGCGGGACCACCACGTACGGCTTCGCGAAGGCGTACAGCTCGTATTCGGCCCCCGCGGTGGGAACGGCGCGGACTCCGGAACAGAAAACAAGGGTAAGCTTGTCTTGAGGAGTTTTCTCCTGTGGACAGATACTAATGTGTTTTTCACCCAGTCGGATCCTGCGGCTGCACATCGGGCTCTGCGGGGCGAGTCTGTGTACTTTCATAGACCAAGAAACTTGTCATGAGGGACCACAACGCGGGGTTTATCGAAGCACCAGAGCTCGTATTCGTATACCTCTTTGGTGCGTTCAACCTCACCAGACCATAGAATGTTGGTGAGCGTGTTCCAGGATGGAATCCGCTGCGGTAAAATCCAAACGGCTCCTTTCCACACTTGGATCCGATCTCCTCCGACCGGTTTGTAGGGATCGTGGGGTAGTATTTTCATGGTTCTTTAAAGCACTGCGAAGGGACTCGGACGACCATCAATCTCTCCAGTCCGGAAATCAGCGCAAAAGGCCACGCTGACTTAGCTTCCCAAGAGATCCCCTTTTCTGTGATAGAACGTGCGCGTGCGGTCCGGCTGTCCCGCGACAGCATGCACCCGACAAAGCATGAGTCGAGAAGCACGTGGGGTCCGGCGAGCACGGCTAATGTAAGCGTGTGACGTTTGATTTTCATAGCTGGACGCAAGCCGGGACGCGGGCGACGAGCCTGGGGCAGGCTTCGAGAGCATAAAGAAAATGACGTGTGGATTTCATTTTGTGTCCATCTGGGAAAAAACACGACACATTCCGCTGCACCAAACACGCGGGGCGCTCAGAAAAGACTCCATTTGCATCAAGCATAAGCGCGTGACCACACATCACGAGCTCAGGATTGCTGCTGTTGATCGTGATTTTCATAGTACCTGGACATCCCTTGGGACCTGGGCTGTCGGTCGCGGATCGAGTGACAGCGCAAAGGGTACATTTTTTTCGGCTGTCCGCTTCACACCGTCGTGTGAAAAGCAGACCACGACACTCGGAAAGACGATCCCCACCTCGACACCTGTCGGCTCGAGTGTGATGTCGGAACCGAACATTCGTTCGGTTGGAGGTGAACATTTGAGGAGTTTCATAGCTCGATGATCACTTTGGGTGTACCCGCGGGGACTGATTGTTCTGAGTAATCTCCCACGAGCACGGCTATCCAGGGGACATGGATCTGGTTCAAGACCTCCGGATCCGAGAGCCGGAAGTCGGAAATGACCACGATCGCGGCCGCATCCCGCACAAGTTGGAGCGCGGGACCGATCCGGGTATCGGACGAGTCGATCGACGGAAGGTCGCGGCCGCGGACTACCGCTGCACCTCCGGCGAACACGACTACTTCGAGGTCAGCCGCGCGCGCAAGACGATGAGCAAGCCCGTGCAGCGTGGACCAGTGTTTCTGGAGTGAACCAGACACGTCGACTAACACAGCTACTTTGATCCGCGGTTCGCGGACCACACCGCGGGTAAGCGGGGTGCGTCCCGGTCGCTTGTAATTGCGGGTGTAACTGAACATCCCCGACCGACCGGATCGGTACGCACGCTGGGAGAGAACCGCAGCGAGACTGCGAACACGCGCTGCGAGCCCGCGCGGATCGGTTGGGGGGAGCGGCTTCTTAGCCGACTCCATCCGCTCGATCTGTTCCCGCGCGCGCTCGACGAATTCACGGTGGACTTTCCGCAGTTCATCGAGCGAGCAGCTTGGATCGTGCCGGAGCTCGTCGGTCTGATCGGACCGTTGCTGCTGATCGGACTGCTGATCCGAGTGCTGCTGTTGGTCAGACTTACCCCGGCCGATGACCGGGACCAGCTCCGCGCGACTGGGAGTGTAGTTCTTATCCCAGCCGAACAGATCGAGGGTAATCGGTCTACCCTTCGGTCCGTGCAGGCTTTGGCTAGCGCGGAGCAGCTTTTCGCGCGGTAGGCTGGCGTTAATGACAGCGTCAGCAACCACGTTGAGTTGCTTGGGTGTGAGCCCGAGTTCGAGCGCGCGGCCGGGGAGACAGTCTCCCGAGAGCGCGTGTTGTAACTCGTGCCGGAGAAGCACCACGCGGGTATCCTCCGGCAGTCGGGGATCGAGATTGATTCGATACCCCGACCTGGTCAACTCACAGTAACACTCACCTTGCTCCCAGGTGAGTCGCACCCCGAGCCGGTCGAGCAAGCGAGACCATTCAGGAGGGATCATTTGTCGCTCCTCCTGGCAGCGTAAGCCCGCGCGACGCGCACGCAGGCCTCCTTGAATTTTTCAATGATGACCTCTTCCGGTTCGTCACCGCAGAGCTGGCCTGCAGCGGCGACGGCTTCATATTGCCGGTGCAAAGCCCGGCTGACGAGATCCGGGTCACCCTCGATGAAGAGGGTGGCTAGCGCCTCAGCCCACTTTTGGGCCGGTCCGTGGACAGCGAGCTCTGGGAGCCGAGCCGCGGCAACGTCAGCGGTAAGCCCCAGCTCGTCCGATTGGAGCGGATTCTCGCTCAGTTTCGCAAGAATCCAGTCCGCGACGCGCGGACCGCAGATACCGCGGATGACTAACTCCGGATCCGCACCGGAGCGGATGAGCCGCAGCGCGCAATCGAGCTGCCGCACGCTGGGTTTTTCGAGGACCGGCGGGGCCGGAGCTACCTCATCCTTTGCTAACTCAGCCACCCACGGCAGCCGAGTTAGGTTGGCCAGCCGCTCGTAGCCATCAGCGGCCGAGACCGGAATGAAGATGAGCCGCGCGGCCAGCGCGCGGAGAGTTTCGTCACTCAGCCAGAGGTCGCGGTCGACGGGCTGCATAGCTCCGATAACAATTGTCTCGGGATGCAGCCGCACACCGCGGACCTCCAGGTCCCAAATCAGGGTCAGGGTAGCCGCGACCACCTCGGGCCGCGGCTTGTCCAGTTCGTCCAAGAACAGCACGTGCGGCCGTTCCGCAGCAGCCCGCACCCAGTCGGGGAGAGCCCAGAAGGTCTCCCGCCGGACGACGCGTGGAAGCCCGAGCAGGTCCTCGGGCAGCATGGTCTGGAGCAACAAGGTAATGACCGGCCGATCAAGCGCGGCCGCGAGTTGCCGGACCCGGGCTGTCTTTCCACAGCCGGTGGGCCCGATGAAGCAGGGTCGTAAATTGTGTGACCCTGCGGTGAGGGTGACTAACTTCACTAGTGTGTTCATAGTGGTGGTGTGTTTCACCTCAATTCGTCGAGCAGAGTTAGTCGACTTAGTAGTTAGTCGACCATTCTTACTCGTCCAGGGAGTCCCACGAGGAGGGTGAGGTGATACTCCCCTTCCCACGACTTACTCCTCCGGGTGTTGCCGCCCACCCGCCCCGGTTCCACCCCGGGTGTGGTAAGTCGTAAGCCGCCCGCTCTGGAGCTGTCGCGCGCGCGCGGGAGAGCATCGGTGAGACCGCACGCGGTGCGCCGCGGAATCCACTCGGTCCGCGGACCGGGGTGGGCTTTCTGCGGTCGCCCACTGCCGCCGGCCGTCAGGCTGGCCGCCCGCCACCGGGAACGCGGGGTCCCGGCTCCCAGGGATGCACCCAGGGGGATACGAGGGATGGGGAATCCCTCGCTCCACCGACATGGTCTCAGATCCACCGATCCGATCAAATTCCTGGGATCCCCCTCGCGCGCGCGCGCGTATATTCTTTCTTGTTGTCCCGGGATCTTGCGCGTGCTATGTCATGTCTTGGTATGCGGGCTGCATGCAAGACGCCGCCAGCCGGGCCGAAAACGTTAACGGCCGACGCCCCGCTTGCGCCGGCGCGCTTGCGGTATCCAGCCCCCACTCACCCGCCCACGACTGTAAACTTTCCCGACAACCGCCGCCGCGGGCCGGATTAGCGCGAACCCCGGAATCCAGCCAACAACAACGGCGCGCATATGGGCCGGCCGTTGCGCGTTTCGCCTGGGAAAATTTTCTGGGGCCAGCAGTAATGATTGGCTGGCGCAGCATTTTATCCAAAGTGATTCTGAAACGGCCGCATGAGGCATGGGGCGACTGCCCGCGCCGATTCCCGCCAAGGCAGCCACGGCTCGAGCCATTAAGCGCGCGGACCGCCGTGAACACCCGCCTCATGAGCCACTCATATCTGCGGCGGCGGAATTGACAAGAAGCCTCGTCGGCGATGCTGACAGGGCGCGTTGGCATCGCTTCGGCCAATAGCACCCCCCCCGGGGGGTTGTTTCCGCGGGAGAAAATTGGCCGACCGAAATCTTGCACCATCAACTGATAGCACGCAGCATGCCAAAAGCGCCATCCGTCGCAAATTTTTTCTGAGAAAAATTTCACGTTTCCAATTGACTTTACGCGGCGCTTAGGGATACTAGGGCCAGGCTGGCGAGCGCCCACCTCCACGTTGGTGCCAGCTGGGCGCGGGCTCCTCCAAAGGCGCCTGCCCGCGGCGAACGGGCGCATCAAAGCCATGAAAAACCTACCAGAAATCAGTTCGATCCAAGCTGTGGGCTCACTCTCTTCTGGTGACCCTATTGACGTTCAGGTGACAACAGCGCGGCGCTACCCGCGCGATGTGGCGGCCGCTCGCAAGAGGGCCGTCGAAATGGCCACGATTGATCTTGACACCGCGGCCTCATGTATTTGGCAGCGGCCGGTCGGCCGCGACGAAAGCGGCAAGGAGATCGTCGCCGAGGGCCCGAGTATCCGTGCGGCGGAGATCATTGCCTCTTCGTGGGGCAACCTGCGCTGTGCTTCCAAAATCGATGAGATCGCGGAGACGTACGTTGTCGCCTCCGCAATGGCGTGGGACTTGGAATCCAATAACGCCATTCGAGTAGAGTGCCGCGAGTCGTGCCTGTACCGCAATGGCAAGCCCTACGATGAGAGGCTGAAACTGGTTGTCGCCAAGGCTGCGGCCAAAAAGGCTCTCCGGGACGCCATCTTTGCGGTCGTGCCGCAATCGATCAAGCACGCCGTCATGACTGCCTGCCAGCAGGCAATTGGGCAGGCAGGAGCGGGCAAGGCCGACCCGAAGCGGCTGGCAAAGGCCAAGGCCTGGCTGGCCCAAATTGGCGTCTCCGAAGCGCGGGCCCTGCGGAGGCTGGGCATCAACTCCTGGGACGAGGCAACTGAAGCGCACATCGGCCGGTTGGCCGCAATCGCTCAGGCCATTGCTGATGAGGAGACAACGCCGGACATCGCGTTCCCCCCAGTAGACGAGAATGCCCGCGGGCCAGAACCCGGCGGGCAACCTCCAAGCGCCACGGGAGGCCCGGCAGAGCCCCCTCCAGCGAACATGAAAGAGGCCAAGGTGAAGCTTATCAGGCTTCACCTTAAAAAACTCAAGGTCACAGAGGCTGAGTGGATTGCCGCGGCATTCCGCTTGGGCATTCTGCCAACCGAAATGCCCCTCGAGCAGGCGGTGGCAACGTATTGGGACGCCCTGTCTGCACGGGCAATCGATATCGAACGCGAACTGAAGCAGCGTGCTGGAGGCGGCCAATGAGACCAACGCTTACTGCCAGCCAGACGGGCCTGGCCCTTCTCTGCCCCGGCTCAATACAGATGCGTGCCGAGGCCATGCAGGCGCGCGCCCTGCCCGAGGCCACGCCTGAGCAGTCCCGCGGGACAGCCATCCACGCCGCCATCGAGGCTCGCTGCCCTGATAAACTGGACAATACGGCTGACACAGAGGCCGTGCGGTGGGCGCTTGAGACCACTCAAGCCATTGTGGGCGATGCCATCGATGGAAAGCTGGAACGCGAAACCCGGGTATACTTCCGGAAAACGTCGCAGGGCATCGCGCTTTCCTACGATGCCTCAGACGAAGACCTGTTTTCCGCCAGGCCGGACCTTTGGTGCCGGACTGCAGACGGCATAAAGATCATCGACTACAAAACCGGCCGGTCAGATGATCCTTTGTTCTCCTGGTTCGCGCGCGCCCAGATTGTCGCCATGTCCGCATTCTGGTCGGCGGCGACGATGCAGCCGGCGATCGGCTACCTCCTCTATGTGGACGAGCAGAGGGTTTGGAAAAGAGCCACCTTACATCCTGCGGAGGCGGAGCTGACTGTTGCCCACATCCTGGCTGCCACGCATCGGACAGATTTCTTCCAACCTGGCCACTGGTGCCAGGCTTGTCCGGGGCGGCATGTCTGCCCACATCGGGCGGCCCTGATTGAGGCTATGCCGCCGAAATCGGAATTACCGGCTCAACCTGCGAAAGCGTACGCCAGGCTCCTCCTCATTCGCCGAGTGATTGAGGATATGCTGGAGCAATTACGCCCTGCCGTAGTTGAAACCAGCGACGAGGACCTTGCGCAAGCCGGGCTGAAGCGCATCAAGAGAAGCCGCGTCGAGTTGGGCAGGCCGACGCCGGAATTCCTGGCGCGGCTATCCCTCCTCTATGAGCAGGATTGGACCTCGGCCATATCGGTTTCAATGCCTGCGTTGCGTGCGCTTTTCCGCAAGGAGCACAAGGCGCCGGACCTCGCTATTGCTCAACTGGCCGAACAGACCGGGGTCGAAGTGAGGATTTCCGAAACCGATGGAATCGAGCTTGATCGGCGCATTCGTCTGCCGATCGATCAGTTAGCCAAGGAACAGCCATGAAACTGACAATTGAAACCAAGACATTACGAGCGGCGCTATCAGTTGTGGCGCCGGCGGTGCCAAGAATATGCCTTATTCCCGCGCTGTTATGCGCGCGCCTCCGGTTGTTGCCGAAGCAAAGCGGCGACCAGGATTATCCGGAAGTACTAGAGATCTGCTGCACAAGCCTGGACGCACGCCTTACGGCCGAAATTCCATGCAGGAGCCAAGGCAAGGTGAAACGGGATTTGCTTCTTCCCATGAAGACGACTCTTGCACTTGTCAAGCTGTTCGATCAGCGGGAAACGGAGATATCCAGGTTAAGCGAAACGGGGATAAACATCGCCGCCGGCGACTGTGAATACTGCCTTCATACTCCAGATCCGGCGGATTTCCCAGAAGCAATAGGAAGCGCCGATTCGCGTAGCCCAGAGGGCGCGGGAGCTAAACCTAAGCCCGACCTATCCGCAAAATTCACCGGAAACGAACTCGCTGCTATGTTGCGCGGGATGCGTTATGCCGCATCGGACGGCTCGGATAATCGATACGTATTAGAGTCCGTTTTGTTCGAATTTAACGATGACTCCTTGCGCCTTGTATCAACTGACGGCAGGCGCTTAGCGATTATTGAGCGCAAGCTAGATGAACCCGCCAGGGGTGCCGCCCAATACGTGGTTCCCGTGGCCGCCGTGGACCTGATCACTCGAGCGCTTGCGGCGCAGGCCCGGGAAAGCGGCGCTGTTGAGGTTCGATTAACGAATGATCATATCACAATGACATGCAGCGAGTGCCACAGTCTCGAAAGCCTTGAGCTCAAGGCCAAGCTCATAGACAGCACATATCCGAATTATCGTCAGGTGATCCAGGGCTTGGAATCAAAGGCACGGGTTAGCGTCGATCGAAAGGATTTTCTGCGGGCAGTGCAACGCATTTCATTGATTGCACAGGATCCGTCCGCCTTTGGCATGGTTCTAAGTTTTGATGAGACCATGGTTATCCGGTCCGTCGACGGACGCGCAATCGAACGCGTAACGCCCCTGTCGTTCTCTGGGGAAAATCTGGAAGCGCGGCTGAACCCGCGCTACGTGCTAGACTTCTTGAATGCGGCCGACGATGAAACGATCCACCTGCAAGTTGGCTGGGGCGACCAGCCGATTTGCCTCACTGACGGCGATAATGGCAAAGTCTGTTACATCGCGCCGATGAGGAGCGTTGGCTGAGCCTCGAGGAGGCAATTATGTTGGCAACGTTGCTCGAAATCCTTGAGTTCGTGGCCCTGGCCGTATTCCTGGCCTGGGTCATAGTTATGGCGTCCATGATCATTCTCCTGAGCCTAACGCGCTGCAAGACTTGTGGCGCCTGGCACATTAACGACCCCTGTCCGTACCGGAATCCCAAGCGTGGAGAGGAGCAAGTTTATGAGTCTGATCGCATCGATCACACTTGAAGCTGAGCAGATTCAGCGCCTGTACGAGCGCATGTCCGAGATCCTTGGGGAGCATCCTTCGCAGGAGCATGAAACTCTATGGTTATATCTCCAGGGGGACGGCTACCAGCGCGTCTTACGCTGCGTGGCATACCTGGAACCGCGGATATACGTCGTCGTTGACAATTCGATAGTTGGCGCAACCACGCGAACAAAAAGCCCGCAAGCCGTCAGCGTGAGGCCCAGCGACTTTCTGAATGCCCTGGCGCCTTTGAAAGATTGCAAAAGCCACGTGGAAATCAGAATATCTGCTGTCGATCGCAAGGGCAAGCAGGCGCGCGTTCGACTCGCACCGGTGCCGGGCTCCGCGGAGAAATGTGAGACCAAACCCGTCAGCGGTGTTTGTGAACATCATATCTGGGACACGTGGTGGCTGCGAGATTACTACGAACACACCCCTATGCTGTCCGTTTGGACCGACAAAGGCCAATTGCAAAAGCTGCACCAAGGATGGGCGTCGCGGCCTGAGGCGAAGAAGCCCACAGCCTATTTCATCAGATTTCACTCATCATGGGTGAGCGCACCATGCATCGCGTGGTCATCGTCCGATGGGACGAACTTCGGGCCGCCAGCAACCCCTCTGGGGAAATGCATTGGGTTCGATATTAGAATTGCCGTGCGCGCGAGCTCTTTTGCGCGCGCCATCCGGTGCCTGGAACCCAATGAAGAAGTGTACATGCACATTCTTGATCCAGGAGGCATTCAGTTGGCATTCGAGCAGGCGAACACGCAGGTGTTGGTACTTCTTTGATCGCGTTGAAGCATATGGTAATCCGCTTTCACGTTCTCGGCAAACCGGTACCGCGCGGTAGTAAACGAGCCTTCCCCATTCGTCGCAAGGATGGCTCCTTGGGCGTTGCTGTATCAGACAACACAGGAGAGAGGGGACGACTGTGGATGGCCATGGTACAAGAGGCTGCTCGGAACGCATTGCCAGCAGGCTGGGTCCCGCGTTCTGAGCCGATTAGGCTTTTCATCGTCTTCCGGTTCCGAAGACCAAAGGCACACTACACAACTAGGGGGGCGGTGAAGTCCTCTGCTCCAGCGTATCCCACCGTCAAGCCCGACCTAACCAAGCTCTTGAGGGCCGTTGAGGACGCGCTAACCGGTGTGGTCTGGCGTGATGATAGCCAGATCATCTATCAGGCAGTCGTCAAAGAGTATGCCGATGTCAACATGACATCTGTTGTCATTAAATTCTTGTCAACCACCCCAGGCTGAAATCTGGGGTTCCGGCGCCTGTGTTTCTATGAAGATTGGTAGCGTCTTTGCTGGTATAGGGGGGTTCGACCTTGCGTTTCAAAGGGCTGGGTGCTATATCGTTTGGCAAATTGAGATAGATCGCTTTTGCCTAAGGGTGCTAAATGAGAGGTTTCCGGACATCAAAAGGTTCAAAGACATCAGAGGGGTCAAGGCGGACGATCTTGACCCAGTTGACCTTATTTGCGGAGGATTCCCCTGCCAAGATTTCTCCACAGCGGGCAATCGTAAGGGCTTGGCTGGAAGCCAGTCAGGATTGTGGTGGGAGTTCCACCGTATTGTGGCTGGGCTCCGTCCCGCCTGGATTGTTGTCGAAAATGTGGTTGGAATGCTGTCGTCGCACAGAGGATGGGACATGGGTGCCATCCTCCGGTCGCTGGGGGACCTGGGGTATTGGTGGGCCTACCGAGTGCTGGACGCTCAATGGTTCGGATTGCCCCAGCGACGCAAGAGAGTGTTCATTGTCGGACATATTGGAGATAGGACCGCTCCCGCCAAAGTACTACTTGAGCCCGAAGACTGCCCAAGGAATATTACGGATGGCCGCGATGAGGAGAACGATCACAAAGCTGCCGGAGCCCTTGCGTCGAGCCTTGCAGGATTTGGCTTCTG